TCCTAAAGTTCTAGTCCATTCTTCTGTAGCATTTGTAAAAGGTGGTGTTGATCCACCAAAAGCTAAAGCTGAAGAACTAGATGCACCTGAACCTTGAAACTGATCTCTTGCTGTAGCTAAATTTGCTACCTCAGTCCAAGACGTACCATTCCAAGCTTCAGTATTAACAGTATCTCCTCCTGGTGGTGTTCTACCACCAAAAATAATTGAGTTAGTAGAGCTTTCAGCTGTTCCTCCAGTTTGTGATCTTGCACTGTTTAAATCTGATACCTCTGTCCATGATGTGCCATTCCAAGTCTCAGTAATAGCGAGAGGTGCTGTAGTTAAACCACCTGCAAGTATTGCACTTGTAGAAGTTCCTCCACCAGTACCATTATTTCTAGCTGTGTTTAAGTCTGCTACTTCAGACCAAGATGTGCCATTCCAAGATTCATTAGCTGCTGATTCTCCAGTACTAACTACTCCTGCAAAAGCTAATCCTGCTGCTGTAGTGCCTGCGGAACTTAAACTGTTTCTTCCAGTAGTTAAATCTGCTGATTCACTCCAGCCCGTTCCATTCCATAATTCATTTAATGTTTGAAATGCGGCAGGAGGACCACTAGCACCACCTGCGGTTAAACCAGCTGATGTTGTGCCTAAAGCAGTATTTGCTTTTCTAGCAGTGTTTACTTCATTTACTTCAGACCAAGATGTGCCATTATAATTTTCTACTAAATCTAAAATAGAACCTGTTTCTCCAGCAACAAATAATGATGCTGTTTGAATACCTAATCCTGCACCAGATTGTCTTGCAGTGCCTAAATTTCCACCAGTAGACCAAGCACCTGCTGCTAATCTATAACCTTTTACAACAGAAGCTGTTCCAGGAGCGGCTACAACCCAAACTTGTCCTTCAATAGGAGCTGGTGGATCTGCTGTTAAAACTTGTATTGGTTGACCTTTTAATGATTTATATTTTGCCATGTTAATCCGTTATTGTTTTATTTGTTGCTGTTGAGGGTACAGTCCATTCTTCTGTGTTGTTTACATAAGTAGGTGTTCTTCCACCCGTAGCTATAGCTAAAGCATTTGTTCCTCCATTAGCAAGATAACCTCTTGCTGTTGATAAATTTGCAACTTCGGTCCAAGACGTACCATCCCAAGTTTCTGCATTAGCAGTAAATCCTGGAGATACTTCTCCTCCTATAGCTATTGCAGCTGTGTTAGTAGCACCTGCTCCCATACCTGAACTTTGTCTTACAGTATTCATGTCTGCACGTTCAGTCCAACCCGTTCCATTCCATTCTTCTGTTTTTCCAGTTAATGGTGATTCTCCACCAAAAAATAAACCTGCGGTTGATGTTCCTGCAGCTCCACCATTCATTCGAGCTGTAGTAATTTCTGCTACTTCACTCCACGATGTACCATTCCATTTTTCAACAGCACTTGTACCTGGTGGTGTACCCGCTACTGCTAAAGCAGCAGTTTGAGTTCCAATAGGGCCAATTCTTGATCTTGCTGTATTAAGTGTTCCAGGAGATACAGTCCAATCTGTGCCATCATAAAGTTCTGTTGCATTACTATGACCACCTGGAGGTAAAGTACCTCCAAAAAGTAGAGCAGCAGTTTGAGTTCCAGCACCTGCACAAAGATCTCTAGTTGTATTTACAGCTTCAGCACTAGACCATGCAGTTCCATTATATTCAATTGTAGTATCAACTTTTGCAGTTGTTGATGAAGCTCCAGCAAATACCGCTGCAGCCGTTTGAGTTCCAGCAAAACCATGTGCCGATCTAACAGAAGGCATACTTCCTCCAGAAGCAAAAGCACCTGTGCCAAGAACATTTAATGTAGCTTTCATGTCGCCTGTATCACTACGATAGTAAATTTGTCCAATGTTTTGTATTGTGTCTGTTATTGTTGCTGCTGTCCATTCTTCTGTTGCTGTTGTAACCGATCCTCCAGAAACTTCTCCTCCAAAAGCTATATTTAAACTAGTGCTAGAACCTTGACTACCTCCACCTAAAGCAGCTCTTCCTGTACTTAAATCTGCTACTTCAGTCCATGTCGTGCCATTCCATGCTTCTGTTATAGCTAAAGTACCTGGAGTGCCTCCAAACGCTAAAGCGTCTGTAGTTGTACCACCTGCATCTAAACTTCTTCTTGCTGTATTCATGTCTGTTGTTTCTGACCAAGAAGTTCCATTCCATTCTTCAACTAACTTTTTTATAGTATCTCCTGGTGGAGTTGTTCCTCCAATACAAAATGCTGCAGTTTGTACACCAGCATCAGCTACGTTATCTCTAGCTGAATTTATATTATTTACTTCAGCCCAAGATGTACCATTAAATGCTTCTGCGTTAACTGTATTTCCAGTTGACGCACTTCCTGTAAAAGCTAAGCCCGCTGTCGTTGTTCCAGCAGAACCATGTGCTTGTCTTGGAGTGTTTAAATCTCCACTTTCAGCCCAAGATGTACCGTCCCATTTTTCAGTTTTTCCTGTTCTTGGATTTCCACCGGAAGCTAATGCAGCAGTAGACGTTCCTGTGCCTCCAAGTATATATCTTGCAGTGTTTAAATCACCTGCTTTTTCAGTCCAAGAAGTACCATTGTATTCTTCATTGTTAGTTACAGCTGATCCTCCAGTTATACCACCAAAACCTAAAATTGCAGTTTGTATACCAGCTCCACCTAATCCAGCTCTACCAGTGCCTAAACTACCACCAGTAGACCAAGTAGCACCACCTACACCTGTCGCTAATGGATCAGAAGTTCTGTTTTGTACAGTAAATCCGTGTATAGCTTTGTATTCTGCCATAAAGATCCTACTATGGTAATGTTACATCTATTGGTTTAGAGCCAAGTCTTGTAATTTTTTCATCTGATGTTTCGCCTTCAACATTGTTATTGTCCCAAGCATCTTTAGCTGCATCAATAATATCTGTTACAATAGTCTGTGCTTGCGATTTAGTTTTAGCAACTGCGCTGTTTCTAGCTATCCATCTACCACCATATACATTATCTTCAGTTACCCAAACATTGCCAGGAAAACCTTCAATGTGAAATTGCAATCTATCTTCATGACGAATGAATTGATCACTAGATGTTTTACCCCAGTTTTCTTTTACACTGTATTTATAATCCATAGTTTATCTCCTTTTCCTACTTATAGTTTTATTATTAACTTACGTCAATGGTTTTAAGAGAATGAGCAAAATCCCATTCTTCTGTTGAATTTTGAACACTACCTGGAGCCGTGCAACCAGCAAAAGCTAAGGCTACTAAATTAGTTCCATTAGTGCTTCCGCCAAGTTCTCGTCTTCCTGTTGCCAAATCTGCTACCTCAGTCCAGCTAGTTCCATCCCAAGTTTCTGTGTTTGCAACAGCCGTTGCATTACCACCAAACCCTATAAGATTACTGCTTGAATTTCCTGACCCTCCAAATAATTCTCTTGCTGTGTTTAAATTTCCTGCAACTTCAGTCCAAGATGAACCATCCCAAACTTCTGTATTAACAGTTGCACTTGGAGTAGTACCACCAGCTATAACAGCAGCTGTTGTTGATCCTGATCCAATAGCTGTAGCCCTTGCCGTGTTAATTGCTGTAGAGCTAGTAAAAGATGCTCCATTATAAATATTGGTTGCAGTTGTATATGGAGGTACATCACCACCAATACAAAAAGCTGCAGTTTGAATTCCTAATAAAATTGGACCAGTTATATTACCTGGATAATTTGCTGTCTCAGTCCAACCATTTCCATTCCATTCTTCAACATCTCCTGTTGAAGGTGCGCCACCTATTAATAAACCAGCAGCTTGAGTTCCACAATTACCTCTATAAAATTTTCCTGTATTAACCTCTGCAACTTCAGACCAAGCTGTACCATTATAAGATTCTACATCAGTTACATTAGGTGGTGTATTTCCAGTTGCAGCTATTGCAGCTGTTTGTGTTCCAAAACCTGATAATGCTTTTCTAGCAGTATTTACATTTCCGCCAGTAGACCAAGCACCTATTGCAGGTCCTATAAACTGAAATGCACCATTGCTACCATTATAAAAAAGTTCACCCTCATGTCCTGATGGATATGCTGTAGGATATGCTGAATCTCTAAATGCAACAGGTGTTCCTTTAGTAACTTTAAAAGTTGCCATTATTTATCTTTCAATAGCCAACCTTGTGTACTATCAGAATATGCTAATGTTAAACCAGCTCTTTCTACACTGACAGTCAAGTCCGCAGCTACGCCTTCTATTGGTTGTGAATTTCTTCCGATTGTAAGTGCGTTACTATCAAATGTACCCGCATAATCTTTAATTGAAACCTCATCTCCTAAACTAGGTGATGCAGGTAATGTAACTGTAAACGATCCACTTGTTGTATTTGCAAATACACCTTGTCCAGCGGATGCTGTAAAGTTAGAAGTTTTAACAGCTTGCCATTCTGTTCCACCAGAATTATCTACAAAAGCTAATGTACCAGAACCATTTGTAGTTAAAATTTGATTTGCAGAACCATCAGCAGTTGGTAATGTCATTGATACTGTACCAAAACCTAATGCATCAGTAAATGTTGTACCATTCACATAAACGTCTTTAAATTGTAAAGAAACTGTACCTAAGTCTATATCGTTATCTGTAACAGGTATAATTCCACCATTTTCCATTGTAAATTGTGCTGTACCACCAGAAGTAAATTGCATTTTATCGGCAGCACTAAATAATAAACCTGTGTTCACATCTCCTGTATTTGTTATTGAAGGAGCACCTGCTGTTCCATCTGGAAAAGAAGTTATACCTGATATGGTTAATGCTCCAACTACATCAATTAAAGTAGCTGTAAGTTCTATCTCATCCGTAGCTGCGATGTCTAATACTGTTGCACTAGCACCTTGAATAAATTGACTAGCATCATTAAAACATAATTTGTTTGTAGAGTTTAATGTTAATCCTGTGCCATCTGTGTGTGTTAAAGTTGTGTCTCCATCTGCACCAAATTTTAATACTGCAGAGTCTGTAATTAAACTTAAATCATCACCAACTGTTAAGTCTGTTGCAACTTTAACTGTTGTATCATCATCTAAAGTTAATACTGTTGTTCCGTCAAACTGTTTAAAAATTAAATCATCAGTGTCTACACGTAATTGAATTACTTGAGCACCACCTGTGCCATCCATATCTAAAGTTAATTGTGTTGTACCAGCGTCTTTAAATTCTACATTACCACCTGCTGCATCAACAACTACATCAGCCACTGAATCTAAAGTTATATCTCCAGAGTTTGTTGATTGTATTGTAACTCCTGTATGACCATCAACTGTTGTTGTACTCGCTTGTGAATCGATAACCACGGCTCCTGAAGACGTTGCAAAACTTGATGCTGCATCACCTGTTGTAATATCATCTGCAGCTGTTTCACCTCCTGCAACATATGTTTTTATTCTTGAAGCTAAAACTTTTCTATTAGTACCACCAGCTCCGTCGTCAATAATAAATAAATCTGCATCTACAATATCTGCTCCTATTTCTGTTCCACCATCAATATCTAAATCTGCTATTGCTATAGAGCCATCAGCAAATGTTGGTGTTCCAGAAACGGTTAAACCATCTGTTGTAATTGTGCCATCAAAAAACGCATCTTTAAATTCTAATGAACTTGTTCCTAAATCAACATCGTTGTCTGTTACAGGAGCAAGCACACCATCTGTAAGTTTTAATTGATTTTGATTACCTGCATAAAAATGAATAGTATCTGCTGTTTCAAAATCTATTTTAGTTTGATCATCTTCACCAATTTTAATATCTGTTGCTAATAAAGATGTAATACCTGTTTGAGCAGCGTCTACATTTAATGTGTTTGTTGAAAGTGATATACCTGTGCCAGCTGTTAAAGCTGTTTTAGAAACTGCAATTGCTGCAGAAGCATTTACATCAGCATTAACAATAACTCCTGATCCTATTGCTGCTGTTCCTGTAGTGCCAATTGAAATATCTCCTGATATAACAACTGGATTAAAATTTGTACCATCACCAATTAAAGCTGCTCCTGATGTGTTAGTTCCCATTGTTAAGTCGTCACCAGAAATTGTTAGATCTCCAGCAAGTGTAGCGTTAGCTCCACTAAATGTTAAAGCGGTTGTTGTTCCAGATTTAATTATTAAATTTCCTGAAGAATTTGTTAAACTACCATAAGTTGTACCTGCATCTTTTAAAAATACATCTGCACCATCTGCATCTAAAACAATATCTGCAACTGAGTCTAAAGTTATATCTCCAGAACTTGTAGTTTGAACTGTAACTCCAGTGTGCCCATCAACCGTAGTTGTGCTTGCTTGTGAGTCAATTACTACTGCACCAGATGATGTTGCAAAACTAGATGCTGCATCTCCAGTTGAAATATTATCTGCTGGAACAGAAGATGAAATAATTTCATTAATATTTGTACCATCAGAAAAGAAAAATTTAGTTCCTTTATCTCCTGCTGCAAAAGTTACACCTGTTCCTGAAGCTGTTTTAAACTGTACTGTGAATGAACCAGATGTGCCGTTTACAACAACATATAATTTTTCTAAAGAATTTGGAACTGTTACAATTTGATTTCCTGTAATTGTTCCAGTTAATTTAATAACCATCTGTCTAGCAACAGATGTAGATTCAGTATTGTCTCCGTCAGTGATTGTTAAAGCTGTAGTTTGTGAACCACCCGCAATAGATTTTTCTACGTAACCAGCAACCGCTGATTGAACCATGCTTAAATTGGTATTAGTTTTTGTTCCCCATGTACCGGCATTTTCGCCAGTTGCCATTAGTTCTATACCAAGTGTTGTAAATGTTGATGCCATAGTTTGTTATAACCTTTTCTTATTAAAATTCCAATGTTTATGGAGATGCAGAGTCAATTTTAGTCCTAATTGTACCATCTGTGTAGTCGTCTCGTCTTCTTCTGCCCGTTTGTTCAAGGGCAAATTTCTGAGCCTCTTCTTTGTATTTTTGCTCATATAATTGTAACATATCTGCTGGTCCTTTTAAATAGGCATATGTTTCAGCTAAACAACAATATAATAAGCCGTTTGGAAAATTCATACTAATATAGTTTGTTATATTACCAGTCTCTAAAGTAGCAGGCGCTGCATTATAATGTATCTTATAACCAAATGTATCACTTGGTGTTGGTGATACAATTATAGATCCAGAATTTGATGAACTTTCTCCAGTTGCCCCTGTGTCTAGCATGGCATAATATTTTGGTGATCCAGTAGAGGTAGTTGCTGCAATATATTCCTCTAAAAATGTTAAATCTTTTTTTTGTAAATATGTATTATTACCTGTACGAGTAGATCCAGTTGCTGTGTAAACTTGAACTGCTCTAACAAATACAGCTCCTGCTGGCACAGTTACAGTGCCTGTGTTAGCTGTAAAATTACCTGTACCTATTTTTCTATCAGCATCAATTGGAATATCTCTAAATATTCTATATTGAGCGTTTAAAATTATGTTTTCTAAAACATCAGTTGTTAAAACGTTAGAATCTACCTCTGTGTAGTTTCTAATATTTGTAACTAAACCTGTATAACTTAATCCTGCCATTATGCGCTAAGAGTTGCCGGACCTGCCGAACAATTCTCTCCTCCTCCTGATATACCACCTGTTGTAGCAGTGTTTGTGTCTACAGTAAAGTGATAGAAATTTGCTGTTTTTGTAATGTTTCCGCTTGAGTCTCTTTTACCAACTGTTATTGAGTAACCAGCAGACTTTGCAATATTTGAACCTAATATTCCATCAAATGATTTAGGATTTGTAAAAGCTCCACCAACTGATGGTGTTCCTCTAAACCTTACCGTATCTCCTGTTGATCTACCATGTGATTTTTCTGATACATTAATTATTCCAGATGAAGCTGCAATACTTTCAAATGGATTTGGTGTTAAAATTACTGCAACAGCGTTTTCTGTTCTAGCTGGTCTAACTTGACCTGGTAAAGCTATACCATCAGCAGCATCTCGTTTAGGTTGTAGTTGTGGTTGTTTTGGTTCAAACTCTGAACTATGAACAAAAGAGCCATTCCATTCTGTAACCATTTCTCTATATGGAAACTCAAATCCAGATCTATCTGATATTGCTTTTGCGAATTTTCCTGATGCTGTTTTTGCCATTATGTTCCTGGGTAATAAACTTTTGGTGTTATATGAGTGCTTGACGCAGAACCGTCTTCTGCTAAAGCTCTAGCTAATTCATCTTCATAATATAATTTCATTTGTTGTACTAATTGTGGATTAAATTTTTGTGCTAAATAAAAAGCTAACCCTGATACCATACAAGGCACAAATCTAAATGGTACGTCTGTTGCATCTGTATAAGTTGAATCAACATCTTGTATTCTTTTTAAATAAAAAAAATGTATAAATTTTGATGCATTACTAGAATCTGGTGTTGGATAAACATGCACTCTAACTCTATCTATAAATCTTTCAACAAAAACAGCTGATGGCGTACTTTTAGATCTTTTGTTTGCATAACCACCATATGTTGATCTATCTACTTTAGTTAAAGATGAGTCTGATTGAGATGTTGTAGCAATTCCACTTCTTAATTTTGCTTCTAGTATATCACTCATACCAATTACAGTTTCTGATGAATTAGCATTATTTACTGTTGTTGCACTTGTACCATCAGCAGCGGATCTAAAAAAATCATAATCTGATTGACCTTCAACCAAATCCATATTTGTTTCACCTATTTCCCAAAAGTGAATACCTCTGTTTCCCCATTCTTGAAAAAGAATGTTTAAAGATCTTCTTGCTGTTTTTAATTGATATCCAGAAGTTACTTGTGAACCAATACGTTCGTATGCTTCTTCTACTATCTCATCAATAGCAAAAGTTTTGTCGAACGTGTGTGTTCCAGAA